TCCAGTTCTTGAACTTATCAAGTTCGATGAGTACATGAAGGCAAGCACAGCAGCCACATCCATTACCGGCAAAAGCGGAGTTCTTTGTAGGATATGGCAGAGACCCCCAGCGAGAGTCCGCCTGCTTGTAAATCTTACTGTTCATCTTCCTCTACCTTCTCTTCCTCTTCTTCATCTGTATAGAAGAAGTCGCCCACATAACCGTCCTGCTTTTCGGCTTTCAGCTGCCGTGTAATGCCTGTGCCGATGCACGCCTCTTCTGTGAAGTCGTTGTTGTACCAGAAGGTGATAGCTGCAGCCAGAACCATGAATATGTACGAAACGATTCTGTAGACCGTATTGGCAGTCTCGTTGCCGAAGTCAGGCTCTCCAACCTGTGAAATAGCCTGATTGACTACAGCGATAGCAAGCACGACAGTCCTTATCTTTGTTCCAGTGTTCATATTTTTCTCCCATCAAAAAAGCGGCCTGCGCCGCTACTCTGCTATATCCATATACCGTTGCATCAGTTCGTCCGTCAGCCGCTTTATCAGGGCGAGTATCTGAGGGATATCGAGCTTTGCAACCAGTTCATCTAGTTCAAGGCTATTCCTGATCATATGCTTCAAGAAGCTCTATGACAGCAGCTCTCCACCTTTCAGGGACCTCTTCTTCTGCCAGTGCGATCGCCTCTTCGACTGTAACCTCACCAGCATCAATTCTTGTCTTATACTTTCTGAAATATATCTTTGCCATGTCTTACTCCTCTCCTGCAATTATCTCAGCAAGCTCGATGAGCGCATCAGACTGCTCACTTATTACAGTATTGGCCTCTTCAAGCTCGCGCTTGGCATTGATCAGCTCGGTTTCAAGTTCCTTATTTTCGTGCTCAAGATCAAGTATTCTTTCTTCCGGTGTCACGAATATTCCCATACAAGTACCTCCGTTTTCGCTTATACACTGGGTGTTGTCGAAACAGCTGTGTGTAGTATCTGTCCATAGCTCTTATAGGGGCATCGCCAGCATATTCCATGTTGGCAATAACACTCTGATAATGCCGCTGAACATCTTCCATTGTGCGCTGGCCGTTATCGACAGCTTTCTTGAAGGCTCTGAGCATATAGCGCTCCTCTGCAAGAGCCTTTGGATGCAGGCGTATGACGATCTTGCCGGTTTTCTTGAGTATGAACCTCTTCCGTAGAAAGTAGAATCCGTTTGACGCTCTGAAGATGCCGCCTTTATCAGTCATCTCTAAGCCTATAGAATGCAGATATTCCTCGATCATAGATCGCATTCTGCGCACAAGGTCCTTGTCGTGACTGAGCAGCAGGAAGTCATCGTTATATCTCATATAGTGCGGACACTCCTTTACTATCATGTGGTCAAGCGGATCAAGCAAGGCTACCTGATGCAGCTGATTGATCTGACTGCCAAGCCCTGTACCACGCTCTCCGAAGGGGTCAGCATCTATAACTTCTTGAGGCCTCTCATCTTTGTTGTTATCTACTATTTCATACAGATAAGGCAGAAACTCCGGCTCCGTTATTCGCCGTTCGTCCATTTCCTTTATCAGCTTATGAGGCGTAGACGGGAAATACTTTTTGACATCAAGGTGCACCCCGTATACAGGCTCTCCGGGTTTCCGCTCATGCAGCTCCTGAAGCATTTTGACGACATGCCTGATAGCCATGTCTGTGCCTTTGCCTTTTTGACACGCGATGTTGTTCTCGATGAACCCATAAACGAGATCATCATACACGCCATTGTTGCACATAGCCCTGTGCCAGACACGATCTTTGAACCAGGGAGCTGTTGCAACTCTTCGTTTAGGCTTGTAAATCTGAATCTTCTGTCCGGGGTGTGCATGATACTTTCCCGATAGAAGCTCCTTACGAAGCCTGTTACATGAAGTAACTCGAGTGATGTAATACTCCATAGGAACAGTCTTCCAGGATACACCCTTCTTGCACTGTTTCGCAGCTTTGCATAGCTCATTCAGTGACACGGCTTTGTCAAATTGCTCACCCATCTATCCTCATAAAAAGAAGTTCGGAGCCGGCAATATGCAGGGCTCCGGTCGCCGTAGCTTATAAATCTAAACATCATGACTAATACTGTCATGGCCGGTTTTGACCTTCCTGACACGGCTTGTTTTCGTCGTCTAAGCGAACAGGAAGTTTGCCCCCTGTGTGAGGGCACTGCTTTCGTTTCCTACTTGAATACTGGCTTTCTCACGGTCGCCCACGCCCCCGTTGGTGTTGTTCGCGTTGTTGTTGTTCAGAGACCCATCATCCCTGACGTTGCGCACGTTGTTGCCGTTCGACGGGTTCGGAGATACTGGCAAGCTCCCTAATATATCAAGACTCCGAGAAGTCTACGATATCATCTACTATGGACTTGACCATATTGGCTGCCTCTTCTAGTTCGGCGTCTGTCAAGTTTCCGTATTCTTGAGCGTAGCGTTTTACATCCTTGTTTCTCCAGCCTCTGACACATCTCCATGTCTCATCGTACTTATCCGCCCAGTCGCCAAGATTGTTGGCGTTGAGATCAAATACATCTAAAGCGAGGCTCATCTTGGAGTTCAGGACATACATCCACGCAAGGGCTTCTGTCTGAGCGTTAAATCTGCTGACCATAAGGCCGTGAGTTTGTACCTCTATGCCATTTGCAAACATAACGCATGAATGAAACCGCTGAACGATGCGAGCCATTTCGTATACGCCTTGCCACCTTGCTCTCTTCGGGAACAGCTTCTCCTTACTGAGGATATTCAGTGTCTTGACAGTAAACTCTATGGTGTGTCTTTCAGCGGCAGATTTCGGTTGTGGTTCCTTAAATTTTCTCTCTCGCATAGTTCCGTCTCTGCTTCGCCTGTCGGCTCGCTCCGCCTCCTTGGGGATGCCAGATTACGCTAACGCGAGGCCGCCCACGCCCCCGTCGGAGTTGCTCGCGCCGTGGTGGCTGTACAGAGACCCATCATCCCTGACGCTGCGCACGCTGCCGCCGTACGACGGGTACGGAGACCTTAAGAACCACCATCTAGCGGTAGTCCCCTGTTTCTTGATCCTATCAGCATTTGTAGCTCCTATGTAGAGGTCAAACGCAGTAGTCTTCTTTACAACTCCGTCAGCAGAAACTGATGTCTCGTAAATACTGTTGTTCTGTCCGAACCCCATCTCTGTCATGGATGGACACCATACCTTCATAACAGTATCTCTGTAGCCGTAACCATCAGCTATACTGAGAGCTGTACGCTTTCTTACCGGGCAGATCACAGCTACAAACTCAGGGTCGAAACCATACAAGAATCCAGGCAGCGTGCTCTTTACAGGCATATCAAACTCATCATACTCATACCACCAAGAGGCTATAGCTCCAGAAGCAGCTCCAGGTGCGTCAGACTCTCTCCATTTCTGATGATTTGAAGCAGCTGGATCATTTGAGCCGTAGAACTGTCTTTCTGTAAAGTTGATATGGCTTCCTGTCTTGTATGTAGGATTGTTTCCTGTCGTAGTTCCGAGATCAACTTCTCCGGAAATCGCTCCCGTGTACTCTAATGTCTCGATGTTCTGGGCAAGCACTTCTCCATTTGCATCATAGATAGTGAACTTTCCATTCAGGATCATCTGCTTTGTGTATCCACTTCCAGAATACTGCCCCATCGAGGAGTGTCTGATTCTTCCCCCAACCGGGATCGCAACAGGAGCTACAAAGTAGTACGTGCCGTCCTGTCCTGTGCCTCCACCATATGCACCGTGATCAAGCGTGATCTTGCAAGGCGTGTTCTGCGCAATGCCACCTGAGAACTCATCTGACTGAATCCTTTTGAGCGTCTGTGCTGGATTGCAGGCGAGTGAACCATAAATCTGCACATCCTGAGTAAGAAGCGTGATGCTGTGTTCCAGACCTGCAAGTGCCGGCACTTCATAGTCTTTGGCTACATAGTCAAAGATGACTTTAGATGCCTGAACATGAACAACAATGGCATCTCCCTCTGCCGGGGTGCCAGCGATTGTAATTCCGTAACCAGCAGGCTCAACCTCTTCATCGCCGTGATGCCATTCCAGTCCGTCATAAACAAACTCGTAGGCCATTGTCTGTGCGCTGTGTACCGCCTCAATAAACGTTGGCATGTCTACAGTAGCCGTGATGCTGCCGTGTACAGTAGCATAAATGCCAGACTCTTTTGAGACTTTGAGTTTTGCACCAAGCTGAGTGATTTTGTCGATCATGCCGGCTCTAATGTAGTTAACAAAAGAACGCCAGCTTATTTCTGAAATCATTGAAGGGCTGACTCCATTCAGAGCAATTGCTTCTACTCCAGAAGCTATCCTCTGTCCAGTCTCTTCGCTTATAAGGTTAATATCATATGTGGTGTCTGCCATTATTATCCTCCTATTCTGATACTGTTACGTGCAGCGTAACTTTCTTCGTAACGGGGTCTATAGAAAGCGATTCACTTCCTGCTATCTGAAATACATTCCTAGCCTGTGCAGCCGCTGTTTGAGCATCGGTTTTAGCTTCTTCAGCAGCTTCTTTTGCCGCAACTGCAGCGTCTTTAAGCGCTCCCATCTGAACAATCTGTGCCTGTGCGTTGTTCTCCGCAGCTTTAAGTTCTTGCAACACTAAGGTCAGCTCAGGTATCGTGAACTCCCTTGATCCATCAGGGGTTTCCGGAGTATGTGTTGCCTTTTCAACGTCCAAGTGGAAGTTCATTACTCCGACATCGATATCGTCTTCATCGGTAATCCTCAGCTCTACCGGGAAACGACCAGATTCATCCGTTTCGATGATTTTTGTGACAATCGTTACAACACTTCCGCTGTACGATACCTCTTCATCGAAACCAAGTCCAGAC